ACCTTGATAGCATTGTTAAAGGAATTAAAGATGTATGTACAGATGAAAATGAATCTGGTGCTATCAAACTTAAAGGATGGCAAGTATTACTTAAATCATTAGGCTTAGATAATTATAGTGATATAGAAAAAGAAAGTAGAAATTCATGGGAAGATGTTGTTAGAGAAACTGTTAAAGCTATTGATAAATCTAAAGATAAACAAATTATTAATGCTGATTATGAAGTTGTTATTCCAAAAGCACCAGAAGCAGAAAGGAGAAAACAAGAAGAAGAGAATGAACTAGGAAAGAGTTTGTATGAAAATGAAAACGAAAAATAAAATATGAATACTCAATTATCAAAACTTAAAGATGTTAAATTCTATCTTGAAAATTATACAAAAATTAAAATTAAAAAAGGTGGAATTGCTCCGTTCGTTTTAAAAGAAGCTCAAAAAGATTTGTTTAATACTTTGAAATATCACAATAGAGTGATGATTTTGAAAGCTAGACAATTAGGTTTCAGTACTGCTGTAGTTGGATATTTTTATCATAAGACAATTATGAATCCTGGTGTTACAACTGTTTTAGTAGGATATAACCAAAAAATTGTATCAGAATTATTAGATAAAATTAAAACATTACATAAAACAACTCCAGAAGCTTTAAGACCAACATTACAATATAACTCTAGGTCAGAAATTAGTTTTCCTAAAATAGATTCAAAGATTATTGTTTTACCTAGTAGTGAAAACGTTGGTCGTGGTTTAATGATTAACTATCTTCTTGTTACCGAGCTTTCATCATGGGATAAAGCAGAAGAAAAAATGGCTGGACTTGAAGAATGTGTACCTAAAGAAGGAATGATAGTTATTGAGTCAACTCCTCGTGGTGTTGGTAATTTGTATCATAGAATGTGGATGATAGATAGTGAGTATACTAAGAAAAAATATGGTTGGTGGTGGGAGTATACACAAGCAGAAATGGATATTAAGAAGAAAGGTAAAGGTCCACAAATGTTTGCTCAAGAATATGGACTTGAATTCCTTGCATCTGGTAGATCAGTATTTGATGGTGATATAGTAAAAAAACAAAGAAAAAATATACTTGAAGTTGGTGATATTAGAAGAGAAAAAGGTAAAGAAGATTTTACTGTTTATAAACAAGATAATTGGACAATATATAGAGAACCAGAAAAAGATGGATTATATGTTTGTGGAGCTGATATTTCAGAAGGTGTTCAAGGAGGAGATTATTCAGTAGCTGCTATTCTTGATAGAAAAACTGGTGAAGAAGTTGCTATGTGGAGAGGATTAGTTTCTCCTGATAGATTTGGAGAAATACTTAATAAAAAAGGTAGAGAATATAATAATGCCTTAATGGTTCCAGAAGTTAATAATCATGGTTTAACAACAATAACAATTTTAAAACAATTGCTTTATCCATCAATGTATTTCAGACAAGCAAAACATGAAGCTTTAAGTCAAACAACTACTGATAAGATGGGATGGAAAACAAGTAAGGTAACAAGACCATTATTGATTGATGATTTTATACAAATGGCAAGAGATGGTGAAATAACAATTCATAGTAAAATAACATTAGATGAAATGTCAATATTCGTTTATGATGATGCTGGAAATATGGTTCCACAAGCTGGATTCCATGATGATACAATTTTTGCTACTGGAATTTGTTTGCAAGGATTCAAAGTATTATATGATAAAAAATTAGATCAATTAAATTATCAAGACCATTTACCAAAGAGTTTCGCATATTAATTAATATTTAAAAATATATGAGTACAGAAAAAGATTACAGACCTGAAGATTTCTCTAAAGGAGAAATTGAAATGATGAGAAAATATCCATTACAACTAGATGATTCTAGAAATTATTTTAAAGCTATTCTTAAACCAAGACTTGATAGGTCTTATAAAATTTATATTTGTGATACAAGAGATAGAGCTAAAGAAATAAATTCTTGGCAGGCTAATGTTTTTGTTCCATATGCTCATGCTGTAATAGAAACATTAAAACCACGTATTTTAGATGCTAGACCAGATTTAGGTGTACAAGGAAGAACTGAAGATGATCAACCAAAATCTAGTAAAGTACAAAATTTATTAGATTATGATTGGGAAGTATCTAAAGCTGACTCTATGGCAGAGATGTTTGTTGATGCTGCCTTAATTTATGGCACAGGACACGCACAAGTTTATTGGAAGAAAGACGTTAGAACTCATAAGTTTTTCCAAGGAACTAATATAAATACTAAAAAAGCAGAATGGAAAGATAAAACTCAAACATTCTATGATGCTCCATATGTTGAAAATGTTGATAACTATGATTTATGGTATGATTGGCATAATATTGCTGCTGAAGATAAACAATATTGGTTTAGAAGAAAAGTTTTAAATAGAGCTACTATTGAAAGACGTTATCCAATGTTTGATAAAAAAAGATTGGATATGGCTGTCAAAAAGAGTGGTGATTTAACAAATTATGCTTCTATTAGAAATGAAGTTAAATATACACAAGAAAGTATTTCTAAGGGGACTAATAATATAAGTGGTGGAATGTCTAGTGATAATTATGAAAGCGCGGATAATAGTCCTGATTTAAAAATGCATGAAGTATTCGAATGGTGGAGACCATTTGAAGATAAATATGCTGTTATGGTTAATGATGTTCCAATTCTTAAAGGAGGAGAAATGCCATGTCCATATGATTTCAAAGAAGCTCCATTCATTTCAGTTCAGTATTTAAAACTACCTAATGAATTTGAAGGTTATGGAGTATCACTTATATTAGAGAATCCTGGTAAAATGTTGAATATGGTTAAAAACCAAAGACTTGATGCTATGACATTAAATATTCATAAGATGTGGATTGTTAATCCTTTAGCCAATATTAATAAAGAAGAATTAGTAACAAGACCATTTGGTATAGTTTATTCAACTGACCCTAATGGTGTTAAGCCGGTAGAATTTAGTGATATTAAAGCTAGTGCTTATAAGGAAGAAGAATTAATAAAAGCTGACATGAGATATGGTATTGGTGTTGATGATTCATCTATGGGTGTTGGTGGTAGTTCTGGAAGTGCTACAGAAACTAGACATTTAAGAGAATCAACATTAGAAAGAGTTAGATTGTTTGTTAATCATCTTGGAGAAGCATTCTCTACATTAGAAAGATATTGGATTTCAATGCATAGACAATTCTTTACTAAGAAATTTAACATTAGAATATTTGGAGATAATGGAGCAATAGAATTTCCATTAATTGAAAAAGATGATTTAATGGGAGAGTTTGATTATAAAGCAACTGTATTACCATCTATTACTGGACAAAATGAAGTTAAGAAGAAACAAGATATGGATTTATTTCAACTTCTTATTGGGTTACCATTTATTGATCCTCAAAAACTTACTTCTAAAGTTTTATATGATTGGAATTGGGATATTGATTCATTAACTGTTTCAGAAGAAGCACCAACAGGAATACCATTACCAGGAGAAGAAAATGGAGAAGTACCAACTGGTGAGAGTGGCTTATCAGAAAAAATAGCTGGTGGACAAATACCAGAAGATGTAGCTAAAAAGGCATTAGCATTATTAGGTGAAGTTCCATCTAGTCAAAGTCAATTTGCTGAAGCAAAATCACCAATAAATTTATTAGAATCTGGTGTACCACCAACAGTTAAGAATATTCCATTACCTACTACTAATACAAGAGGAATGAATCGTGGAGGTAAAGTTAATACTAATGTTCCAACAAAAGCACCTAATGGCCCTGCTGCACAAATACAAAATAGAGCAAATAATATACAACGTTAATTAACTAATAAAAATAATATGTCAAAAGGTATTATACAAATGATTAAGGACAAATTAAAAAATCGTAAGGCTAATAAACAAGAAAAAAAAGAAATTATTAAAAAAGCAACTAAAGAAGGTGAAGAAATTTTCATGAAGAATAGACCAGATATGGCAATGAGTGATAAAAGTTATCCAAAAGTATCTAAAGATACTCCACGTAAATACAATAAAGAAGCGTTAAGAACACAAAATCAAGTTATTAAAACAAGATTAGAACAATGGAAGAAAAATAAATAATAAATAATAAATATATGAACAAAAAAACAATTATGAAGGAAAAAAGTAAAATCAAAAAAGAAAAGCCAGTAAAGCCAGTAGAGAATAAAACAAATAATGATACTAATGACATGAGTATTAATGAAATTACTACAATGTTAGTTGAATTATCAAGAAGTAAATATTGGCCAGCATTAGTATCAATTACTAATGGTTGGAAGTTAACTATAGAGAGTGGGTTAAAAACTATAGATCCATTTAAAGAGCCGACTTTAGTTGCTAGAGCTCAAGGACAATTATTAGCATTAAATTTTTTAGAAAGTACAATTAAAGCTGAAATTGACAGATTAAATAAAATAGAAAATAATAATACACCAGAATAATCGTGTTTTATTAGTTAATATATTGTTACTTGTGCTATAATATCAGTATAAATAAAATATTATAAATAAATTTATGTCATATAATGAACCAATACATGATAATACTGTTAGAACAACTGCTACATCTGAATCTGAAGGAAGAATTAAAGATATGCTTAAATCTAGGAAAAGAAAGTCTATAAAGAAAAGATTAAATAATTATAAATAATTAATATATGAAGTAATAAAAAAATATATGAATTTAAAAAAAATGAATCAAAAGCAAACTAGCAAAATCATGGATGCTTTAGCTAATCATCCTGAAAAAAAACTAAAGAAAGGTGAGGTTAACTTAGAGAAGATAACCAAAATGCTTACTGATAGAAGGTTTGCTAAGAACAATACTTCAGAAGATGATAAGTCTGATGAAGAATAAAAGTCGAGTTTTATTAATTAATTATGAAGAAAAAATATGTCTGAAGAAAAAAAAATAGAACCCGGAACTGAGGCATCGGGGATGGATAATTCTAATCTAATTGCAGATCCTAAACCACCAGTAGATGATATTATCGCTGGAAGTAAAGATAAATCTGGATTTAAAGGGACAGCAACAGATGAAGAAAAAAGTGTTGAAGAATCAGCACTACAAAAAAGTTACAAAGCGTTAGAAGAAAAATTAGGTACTCAAGGCGAAGAGCTAGGAGATTATAGAAAATTCTTTAAAGAAATTTCTCCCCTACTTGATAAACTTGATACACAACCTGAGTTAATACAAGCTATCATTGATGGAAAAGTCGATACTAGCTTAGCAAAGGCTGCCATTAATGGTAAAATTTCTATTCAAGACGCTAAAACTGTTACAGAAGCTCACAAAGAAATTAAAAAAGAAGTTGGAGAAAAAAAGTATAAGGAATTATCTCCCGAAGAAATTGAACAAAAAATCACTGAAAGAGTTAGTGCTGATGTTAAAAAACTAGGAGAAGATATTACTAAAGATGTTAAAAGAGCATCTAAGGAAGCGGAAGAAAAAAAAGATTATAGTAATAAAATTGATATTTTTATTAAAGATACAAAAGATTTCCCCGAATATGCTAACGATATTTATAAGTGGCTAGATGAAAATCCTAATCAGGATGACATTAAAATTGCTTATAGTGTTGTTAAGGGTATTGCCTTACAAAAAAAGGCTGAGGAATTATCTGATGAATCAAAAGGAGAAGATGCTAAAAAAATGGCGTCTAATGCTTCTGGTGGTGGTTCTCAAGGAACAACCGTTACTAATGATAAAAGTATTGTTGATGAACTTATAGGAGGAAAATCAAATCCAAACGTATTTTAATATTTTGTGGGAAAACTGGACAGATATCTAATTAAAATTAAATAAGAAATACAAATATGTCTAATTTCCCTTATTACACCGAACCTACACATGACGAAGGAACAGTTGCTGCAGCTCCAAGAACTACAGCAGTTTCTAACGCAGAAGGTCGGTTAATAGTTAACGCTGTCGATAAAATCTTTCTTTTAGAACCTAACAAGCATCCACTTGTAACATTATTAACTAACGTTGGTAAAGTTTGGGATGGAAAAGCTTGGTCAGGATCTAGTATGCTTAAACAAGCAACTGGAAATCCTGAATTTAGTTGGTTTGAAGATTTTTATGGTGGACGTTACGCAAGAGTTAGTGGTACTTATACAACTGCCGCTGACCAAACTCCTACTTTAACAGGAGCTGGTGCTAATTCAGGTTACATTTTCACTGCTGGTGATATTGTAAAGAATGCTAGAACTGGCGAATGTATGGTAGTTGGTACTGTTGCTGCTACAACTATTCAGTTACATCTACGTGGATTCGGTTCTACGGCTGCTGCTGCTGGTGTTGATAGTGATGGTATGTACCTTATTGGTAATGTAAATGAAGAAAATGCTGGTGCAAGAAATGTTAATACTACACGTTCTACAAAAGAGAGTAATTATACTCAAATTTTTAAGACTACTATTGCTGTTTCTGGTACTGAAAAAGAAGCTGATTTATATGGTGGAAAAGATTTACCATATCTTAGAGCTAAGAAAGGAACTGAACATGCTCTTGATATCGAAAGAGCTATATGGTGGGGTCAAAAGAAATACTCTAC